CTGCCGTAATGCCACAAAGTGGATCTCGACAATCTATAACTGTTAATAGTAATTCAGGATCTTCTCCGACTTATACTTATGCGAGCGCAGATGGAACTGAAGGAAGACAGTATTATGAAGCTTACATATACAGTGCTCAAACTGGGGGAACGAAACTTGCTGAACAACCGCGTTCGATAGTTGAAGCCGCGCAATTTGCTACGATACAAATAAGAGCAATTGATGGTGGTAATAATATTGTAACTTCTATTAATGAGACTGATGAGAATACGAAATATCGAATGGAAATTTCCGCGCCCTTTTTAGCTGACGGAGTTTACAGATTTTATTTAAAAACAAGTGCGCCTTATAGAACGTCAGGCTCTCTTGCAGAATTTGGTCAAGGTTCATTTATTTGGGACGATATTAACGAACCAGATGAAGCTACTACTTATGCTACTTTAAATCAAATTAATCCTACTAAAAACGATCCCGGTGGCGTTCGAATTATTAGCGGTAGTGGTGCTTTGGATTTTTTTGCCACTAGTGATTTAATTGCTGAAGGCAATGAATCGTTTGCTTTTTATTTGGCGGAAAGTATTAATAACACTTTAATCACATTAGGATCACATTCGTTCACCATCACAGACACTTCGGCTCCAGAATATACGATTACAGCACCGTCTGGCGTAAATGAAACTGAAAATTTTACAGCTACAATAGTTGTTGATAGCATTAATAATGACGCAACTATAGACGGCAATGATGTTCTGTATTTCGAATTGTCCGGCGCTGCGGCTTCACAATATACTACAACTCAAGCGTTAAGATCTTATAATGATGGCGATGTGGGACAAACCGACACGGTCACTTTTATTACGACTGGAGATAACGCTGTAGTTGATCCAGACAGAGCGGGAGTTTTACATGTAACTAGAGGCGATTATAACTCTGGTAGTCCTACACAAACAGTGGCTACGAAAAATTTCACTTTGTCAGACAATGCCGTCATTGCTTCAAATTTTTATGCTGACCCAGACACATTTGATGAAGGTAATAGCACAACTTTTAGATGGAATCCCGGACAGTATGCAGTTGATGGATTAACTTATTATGTTCGTCCTACAAATGTCATACCTTTTACAGGCACCTTTACTAATAATAGCACATCAATTTCAAATGTGACTCCAAACCCGCAAGCTGCATTCACTGCAGCTGGTTGGTATTCTGGTAATACGCTGGTTCCATTTGGCAGTTTTGAATTTTCAGCACAGCCAGAAGATGGAGACAACGTTTTTAACTGGCAAGTATTTGCGGGACCTGTAGGTGACCCCACTAGCACTCTAGTAGATGAAGGGCAAAGTGCGCCATGGCCTCCACAAGCTGGAGATACGCTAGAGGGTGGTGATTCACCCTGGATTGTATATGATTTTAATGAAGCTGCTGAATTGGGGACTTTAGGAACTTATGCGAGCGGTTTAGTAGATGATCTGAAAATATTTTCTATTGTTGGAAATCAAGTAGGAAAGGCCAGTGCTGCTTCTACTACATCAATTACTTCCACTTCCACTAGCAGTTCAAGCGGCACTACTAATTTTTGGGTAGGACGTGAAAGCGAAGTCTGGGATTACTTTGATGTTACTGCAAATTTGCAAGACGTGGCCGGTCCTATTTCTTATGTTCAAGCAAATAGCGAAGGCACAAGAGTCACAAATAGCGCAGTAAATGCTGCAGTAACTTCTGATGGAGTATTTACTTTTGGTCTTTACGCAAACCACACCGATCAAAATGGCTCTGAAATCGCCACTGAAGTTGTTACTATTTCAAATCTTTCTGCTGGTGCTATAGTTGATTTAAGCGGCATTGCTGGAACTCAATATCCTCCCGAACCTCCGGATTATCGAACTCAGCTTACGGAAGGTGTGCATCCGTATATATTTAATTCATATGAAACTACAAATCAAAACCAACGTGCCACAGCAACAGCAACAATGCGTTTTAATCCAGACGGTTCGTACACCACTGATTTTAATGAAGGCGGTGTTTTTGCAACTCCTAGCCCTGGTGTTAATTGGGCAAACGGATCAACGGGCGACGGCTCCGGCTATTGGATACGCGCTAGAGATACAGGTAATACAATTGGTTCTCATTTTACTGGAACTACCGGTGTATGGCTAGAACTAAATCAAGCACGAGATTTTTCGGTTCAAGCTACTGCGCTGGCAGGGTCTGCTCAAACTCCTACCGAGCAAGTCGAAAAAACGGTACGGCTTTACATAGACATTGTTCAAGCGCCTAGTGCTGCTGAAGCCTCAGTTATTTTTCAAAACGCTAATGCTAATAAAGATACAAAAGAATTGATAATTAATGCGTATGCTCTTTCCGTATTCTTCTAACAAAGATAGATAATAGTATGAAAGATAAAATAAATGATGATTACGAAACCTCTCGTGACACCTACTTAGATTTAATAGAAGGTGGTAAAGAGTCTTTGGAACTATTGATTCAAGTTGCTCGCGAGTCAGAGCATCCTCGTGCGTTCGAAGTATTGTCAGGTATGATTAAAAACATAGCTGATGTTACTGACAAACTCATGGACCTAAATAAAAAACATAAGGAAGTTACTGCTCCTGATAAACAGGAAGCAAAACAAATTACTAACAACAATGTGTTTTTAGGAAGCACAACTGATTTACAAAGATTTTTACAAGATGAGAGCAAGGTGATTGACGATGTCGTACACACTCAAGATGACGGATAATGATACTTATCAATACAATCACCTCGTAAAAAAGGACGGCGTAGTTCAGGATTGGACCAAGGAAGAGATCCTTGAATATAAAAAATGTATGGACAGTCCCGCATATTTTGCGGAAAAGTATGTCAAGATTATTTCGCTTGACCGGGGTCTTGTTCCTTTCCGTCTTTACCCCTATCAAAGAAGGATGTTCGAACATTTTAACGATTATCGTTTTAATGTTGTTCTTGCTTGCCGACAGTCTGGCAAATCAATATCGTCTGTCGCGTATCTACTCTGGTATGCAATATTCCACCCTGAAAAAACAATTGCGGTCCTCGCTAACAAAGGGGCAACTTCACGAGAGATGCTTGGGCGTATTACGCTTATGCTGGAAAACCTTCCTTTCTTTTTACAGCCCGGTTGTAAAACTCTTAATAAAGGTTCTATTGAGTTTTCTAATAATAGTAGGATTGTTGCTGCTTCCACTAGCGGGTCTTCTATTCGGGGTATGTCTGTTAATTTGCTCTATCTCGATGAGTTTGCTTTTGTTGAGCGAGCAGCTGAATTCTACACTTCCACCTATCCTGTTGTCTCTGCCGGAACGGATACAAAAGTTATTGTCACCTCAACAGCGAACGGCATTGGCAACATCTTCCATAAAATCTGGGAAGGTGCAAATCAAAACACAAACGAGTTCAAACCTTTTAGGGTAGATTGGTGGGACGTTCCCGGAAGAGATGAAGACTGGAAAGAGCAGACGATTAACAATACGTCGCAACTCCAGTTTGATCAAGAATTTGGTAACACGTTTTTTGGAACCGGCGACACATTAATTAATGGTTCAACCCTGTTAGCCTTGCGTGCAAAAAATCCTCTCGAACACAGAGAAGGCGGCAACCTTTTGATCTATGAGAAGCCCATAGAAGGTCACGAGTACATCATGGCTGTTGATGTATCGAAAGGAAGAGGACAGGACTATTCTACTTTTACTATCATCGACATTAGCACGAGACCCTTTAATCAGGTTGCTGTCTATCGCTGCAACACTATCTCGCCCTTGCTCTTTCCTAATATTATCTATAAGTATGCGAAAGTCTATTATAACGCATATGTGGTTATTGAGTCAAATGATCAGGGTAGTTTAGTGTGTAACGGATTGTATATGGATCTCGAATACGAGAATATGCACGTCGAATCCGCAACTAAAAATAAAATGGGAATTGAAATAAATCGCAAGACAAAACGATTGGGTTGTTCTGGATTTAAAGATCTTCTTGAGTCTGGGAAATTACAAATACACGATGAGCAAACCATTTTAGAAGTTTCAACTTTTGTGTCTAAAGGCATATCGTATGAAGCAAGTGAAGGTAATCATGATGACCTTGTGATGAACCTTGTGTTGTTTGGTTATTTCGCCACTGGAACTTATTTTGCTCAGATGACAGACATCAATCTAAAAGAAATGATGTATAAACAACGTATGGAAGAAATAGAACAGGATGTGGTGCCATTTGGTTTTGTAGATGACGCATCAGAATATATTGAAAGTTTAGAAACTGAAGAAGAATTTAAAGATAAAGATTGGCATATCCCGTTTGAATTTGAGGGGTGGGAGAATGCCATTTAGTTATCACAACGTTGATATAAAATTCATTCTCAATAAAGAAGAATTTGCTTCTTTAAAAACGCTTTATGATGAATCTCCAGTAATGTATGCACATCAAGATTATAATTTGTTTAATGTAGAAAAAAGAATTGTCAAAAGCGAAGACCATAAAAATAATATTGCAATTAATCGTCTTGATAAATATGGCAATCAGTTTGGCCTGATCCCACATTCTCATTATTTTTTAAAATATCCTGAATGGTCTTTTACTAAGTGCCATATAGACAATAAAAAACTTGTGCAAAAAACAATCATTACTTTTGTTGATGTTTCAAAAGATCTTGTTGGTGGAGACAGTTTGTTTTATGAACCTTATTGGGATTTGCCTCAAGAACCAAATACTTATGTTAAAAGAAAAAAAAATTCTAAAGCATATAATGCAGTAGACATAATTCCTGTTATTGCTCCTAACAAGATTGGAAGCAGTTTGATATACGATGCTACGACAACGCACGGAGTTACTCAAGTTCGAAGAGGTCATCGCACAGTTTTGGTTAGCTGGTTCAAACATCAATAAATTATAAATAAACTTATTGAACTAACCGTATTATGCTTCTTATTAATGTTAACAAAAAAAGGACAAAACTATGGCATTTTTACCTTCTGAGTCTCCAGCCATATCAGTCAGGGAAGTGGATTTATCGGGTATCGTGCCTGCCGTAACTTCTTCTACTGGCGCACTGGTTGGGGGATTTAACTGGGGTCCCGTAGAAACACCTCGTCTCGTAGGAAACGAGGGTGAGCTTGTCTCGCAATTTGGGTCACCTAAACTTGTAGACTCTGAATCAGCAATTGATTTCTTGTCTGCTACACAATTCTTAAAATATTCTGGTAGTTTGTACGTG